TCTAAAACAAGATGGGCTATGAAAAAGAGAATCAAGTGAAAGATGATCTAATGGTACAACAACAGGTTAAGACCGTATGGCAACATATGGTTGGTGTTATGTGTCTAAACATGACACATAGAAAACAATGTAAAAAAGTTTTACCTATATTATTTAAAAAGTACCCTAATCCAAAAGCATTTCTAAAAGGCAAGAGTGAGGAACAAGAAAAACTATTACAACCTTTAGGTATGGTTCATGTAAGAACACAAAGACTGAGACGAATGAGTGAGGATTTTTTGACATGGGATTATAAAGACGCAACTAAATTATATGGCATAGGTAAATATGGTAGTGATAGTTATAGAATATTTTTTAAGAATGAGACACCAAAAAATGTACAGGACAAAGAGTTAAAGAGATATTTAAATGAAAGAGTTTGATTACAGTATAGATTATAAAAACATATTATTTCAACCAAATGACAAAAGGTATCGTATAGGACGTGGTGAACAAGGCGTATTATTGGTAAGACCATATACAAACGATATATGTAAACATTGGCGATTTAAAACACTTGAAGAAGCAAAGATATCTTCTCAAAAGATATTTGATCTATATCTAGGATACAGAGTAAAAAAAGACTTTGTGGGTATGGATATGTGTCGTAAGTTTCTAGAAATGGGTTTTACACGAGCAAGGAGGTATGCAAATCATAAAGATGGCAAGAAATACAAAAATGGTAAAATACTACCGCAAGAAGATGATTGGGCAACAAATGAAAAAGCGAAATCGGCAAAAAGGTTTAAAGAGTTTAGAGACCTCTGTACGCAAGACGAATACTATGTCACGTTAAGAAAAGAGTGGCGTAAAAATGAGTAGGACTGTATATACAATACATCCTTTATTTAATGAACTATCAGATAATAAGGTAGAAACAAAGACCTGTCGCAGATGTAATGAGACAAAGCATAAATCAGAGTTTGCACATAGGTCATTTAACAGAAACGGTGAAAAGGAGTATAAAAATTACTGTAAGGCGTGTGATAAGATTGCGACAAAACAGGTAGCACTTATCAAGAAACAAGTCGGCCCCATACCAGAAGATCATATATGTGAGTGTTGTCGCAGATCAGAAGAGACAATACTACAGGAATATAGACTATTTCAGGGCACCATGAAAAAGACAGTATGGGTATACGATCATGACTATAAGACAGGAAAATTTAGAGGTATTATCTGTCAACCTTGTAATTCCATATTGGGAAATCTACAGGATGATCCGACAATCGCAGAAAAGGTAATAGAATATATATCAACATGGCAGACGTAAAATTAGTATCCTATACAACCAATGGTAGTAAGGACAGCATACAGGAGATTGTCGCATATTGCGCCAGGGTATCAAATCCAGGCAATCAAGCAAACAAGGACACATCACAAAAACTTATAAACTATCTAAAAGAACACAAACATTGGTCACCATTTGAGATGGTATCCATATGCTTAGAGATAAACACAACAAGAGATATCGCAAGACAGATAATTCGTCATAGAAGTTTTACATTTCAAGAGTTTTCACAGAGATACGCAGAGCCTAAGTTATTAGACGAAGCATTTACAACTAGGGAAACAAGACTACAGGATAAGAAGAATCGGCAAAACAGTATAGAGATAGAATCCGATCCGAACACGGCGCTAAATTCGGGCTATATAGAACTTATACAGGAATGGCAACGCAGACAGACAGGAGTCCTAAACGCAGCCAAATCGGCGTACACATGGGCCATAGACAAAGGTATCGCCAAGGAACAGGCACGTGCAGTATTACCAGAAGGCTTAACAAAGAGTCGCATTTACATGAACGGCACACTAAGGTCTTGGTTACATTATTTTGACATACGCACAGGACCCGATACGCAGAAAGAACATAGGACAATTGCGAAGGCTTGTAGAAAAATAGTTAGCGATCTACTAAATAAGCAATAGAATGAAAATAGTATTATCACTTTTGCTTTGCTCAGCTGTTGCTGGAGATTGTCTGCCACCATTTACCTGGCCAGAATACTTCAAGGATTCGTATGACTGTATGACGTTTGGATATGAAGAGTCTAAACGTAAGATGATAGAAATAGGAAGAGAAGAAGCAAACCAACATGAGATCTTTGTTAAATTCTTCTGTATAGAAGAAGATGAATTATTAGATTACAATAAAGAGATAGAGAAAGCACCTGCCTCAAAAGGCATACAAACAGGACTATAACATATGACAACATGTGCTAATTGTTCTTGCGACTGTCATTGTAATGAGGAACTACACACACCATCCGACCCATTAGATACAGGGGGTCTATGCACTTGCGATAAATGTGAGTGTTCAGAAGCGGAACAAGAGTAATATCGGATATATACGGAAAACCCATGTAATAATAGTGGGTTGTTGCCTTTAAATATTGCGGCCACGCGGCAATTTTTCTGAGTACACGTGTAGTAATTATCAGAGAGGCCGCCGCTTGTATCAAGCCACGTATACCAAGCAGCTTCGTATATGCATCGAGTCGTTCCACCAGCATCGGATGCACGTATCTCCTTCGCCAAAAAAGGCCTTGACAAACCCTTGACAAACCTGTATAATGCCTTTGAGGGCCATCAGATATAGCTTAAGGATAAATAGGTTCATATGTACAGATCTCCAAAATACTGGGCAGAAATGAAGAAGATACGTCTCGCACACGAAGCGCAACAGATAGCAAGAGGCGAGATCATTCCCAAGAAGAAGCTCTCCAAACCAATCAAACAATTACTTAAAAAAGACCTTGACAAGAAGCGGTAAATGTGTTATATTACACGTTACCGAGCACATTATAGTATTATTAAATTGACTCGGTAACCCTCGCAGTATTCTGAATTAAGGATGTTGTGGCCCACATAGGCATTCGCTGAAAGATCTCAAATCTGAGTGTGGGGTGGAAGTTTCAGAGTACATGCGAGGACGCTTTTAATTACCTTACATATACGCCTTAAGTCTAGCCGCCTACCAGTAATCTATAAAGTAAAGTAATGATAGGTATATATCAGCGACCCCACCTCCCTAAATCTACACGATTCGGTGTACGGTTTCATATGAAAAAATATCCGAGAAATTTAGATGTTCGCTAAATGTTCTCCCAGGCCGCCCCAAAAAGTCTAGGAAATACAGGGGTTATTAGGGGTTGACATTAGATTGTTTATGGTGTATTCTAAACCCATGATTAAAGAATATAACAAGAAAAAACAAATTGTGTTAAGAATGAGACTTGACGCAAGAATCAAAAAAGCAAAAAGTATTCTATACAAATCCCTATTGGATTCTTTTAGTAGGGTTGTATATGGATAATATAGAAAAGAACGTACACAAATACATTAACAATAAAATTAAGAAGTGGACTATAGCGGATCTGTCTAATATTCCCAATAGTCTTAAACTTATCAAAGAGGTGCATAAGAAATACGGAAACTTTGGAAGTGACATTGCAAAGGTACATCTAGGTAAGATCTATGAAAAAACATTAGGCGGAAAGGCATTACTTTTATGAGTGACGAATACGAACAACATAGGGGCGAGGACGCAAGTTACGAGAACGAGCAATCCACAGTTACAATTACATTAAAGGAATACGATAAACTCAAAGGCAGACAATCCTATATTACGGACAAGAGTCTTATATCCGTTATTGACAAGATAGAGGAATTGGTCAGAGCATTGCGTAAACATATCGTAAGAACGGAGTTAGATTAAATGAAGAAATGGTTATTAGATAATCTTCCGACAGTTTGGTTGAGTATTGTTATCGCAATTGGACTTGTATTAATTACATCACACGCCGCAAAATCGGAAGAGTGGAAGGTGATAGAGTCGGAAAAGATATATCAAAACGTTGAGGTAAAAAAAGAGATTGGACGTGAATACGTTTGCAGAGAGATATCCAACAATGATGACGCATTTGGCAAGGCGGTCGTTCTTGCAATTGCAGGGTCAATGATAGATTCCGAACATGCGTTTCTAGGTGCAATTACAGGATTACTTCTAGGAGAGGTCAAGGTGCGTAAGGTCTGTTATGACGAGATACAATATGAATCTTCCATAGAGAGTAAATACGTCTATACCCTAATTACTCTATCCAACGGAAAAGTAGAGACTACTCAAAAGATATACGAGGACTAACCCCGATTTCATTTTCAGCGCGAGCGAATTGTACTCTGATTTATAGGGGCGGGTTTTTGCAAACTAAATAAACTTATAGATTATGCGATTAAAAGATTTTATAAAAACTAAAGATTATATTGAGGTTGTTGAAAGTTATCCTTTTGCGATACGTAACCTATTGTCCGAGGCAGAGGCAAATACTATCACACGTAAGACAGGACAGACAGTTAACTATCATATAGACATGATGTTGACCACATTGGAAAATGTGGGTACTGTCAATACAAGTAATGTGATGGCACCAATGACACATTGGAAAATGCATACCGAGTCCGAGACGTATAAATGGATTGCAAGTAGAGCATGTGATATTGCTAAAGAATTATCTAAGAAGATGATTACTATAGATTTTAAATGTATAGATTGTTGGGGTGTCAAGTATGAACCCGAACACTTTACAGTTCGTCATTCACATTGGCCTGCAACTTTTTCTTTTGCGTATTATATACAACTACCAAAAGATCCAAGTCCGATAATATTTCCAACCGCTAATTATGAGTACAACCCTAACGTTGGCGATCTTGTATTATTTCCTGGTCAGATACAACATGAGGTTAAACCTGTGAACGGTGAGAGAATAATGATCTCTGGTAATCTTGTTGTTGATAAATGGAAATAAAAAATGCAAACATGTAAAGTACCTTTTACTGGTCTCTATCTACAGACGACAGGCAATATTGTATTGTGTTGTCATTCTCAAAAAGATACACTTGCTCACATTAACGATATAGATGATCTAGAATCTTTTTATAATTCTAAAGTCATGCAATATTATCGTGATGAATTAAATAAAGGTAATATAGAAACACTTCATCCTTGTAAGAATTGTATTTACAATGAGTCGTTAGGACACGAAACGTTTAGACAACGTATAGATAAGTTCTACAAATTTCCTACAGATAGTTTGGATCATCAAGCACGTAAACTTGGTATTGATACACCTATAAGATATCTAGAATATACTTTAAGCAATATTTGTAATGCAGATTGTTCTACTTGCAGTTCATTTTTTAGTAGCAAATGGGCAAAAGTAGATAAAAAAATGGGAAGAACGGTCTATCCTTTAACAAAAGTTGATGATTCAGCAGTAGAAAAAATAGAAAAAGTTCTCTATGGATTAAATTATTTGGAAATAAAAGGTGGTGAGCCGTTTGCTGATGTAAGAAATTTACGTATTTTAAATAAACTTGCCGAGGTAAATCCCTATTGTAACGTAAGTATTGTATCAAACATGCATACAATTACACCTGAGTCCATGCAGATTATTAAAAAAATACCTAATCTAAAAGTTTATGCAAGTATAGATGGCGTTGGTAAAGTCTATGATTGGATACGTGGTGGTAACTTTAATAAAACTGTAGAGACTATGGAAGAGTATTATAAACAAACAAAAAATAAATTACAGATTGGTGCAACAATAAGTTTATATAACTTTTTTAATCTAGAAGACATCTATTATTATTTTAAAGACAAAGAATATATTGATAACATAGTATTTCACAACTGGGCAATCATGCCTAAGTATGTAAATTGTGATCTGTTACCAAAGGATGTATTTGAGGAACGTCAAACCAAACTTATTGCCTCACCTTTGGATTATAAATCTAGAACACAAAGCAACCTGAAGCAAAATTATACCATGGCACAAGCAATTATTGAAATGGAAAAGATGAATAAGCATCGTGGTTTTGATCTAAGAGATCACGTACCAGAGATAAATAGAATATATGAGTATTAATAAACACATAGGACTAGACGGATTTGTATGGTTTATAGGAGTTGTAGAAGATAGAAACGATCCTACTAAACTTGGTAGAGTAAAAGTTCGTTGCGTTTCTTTTCATACAGATAACCTAAACGATCTTCCAACAAAAGATTTACCTTGGGCTCAAGTTATGCAACCAACAACGTCAACTGCAAATAGTGGTAAAGGTATAAGTCCATTTATAGTAGAAGGCACATGGGTTGTAGGATTTTTTCTAGACGCAGAAACTAAACAACAACCTATTGTTATGGGAACACTACCAGGTAAACCTGCAAACTTAGCAGATACATCAAAAGGATTTAATGATCCTAACGGCAAGTATCCTTTAGTTGCTAACGTTTCTGATTTATCAGATCTTGCTCAAGGTGTAGCATTTGACAACTCAGAAAATCAATCTAAAGATATTACGATTGCAAACTCAACCACAACTTACAATGAACCTGACAACACAGCCAAACCTGTGTATCCATTTAACAGAGTGTTTGAAACTGAGAGTGGACACTTCAAAGAATATGATGATACAGAGGGAGCAGAAAGAATACAGGAACAACATAAGTCTGGTACGTTTTATGTAATAGACAAAGACGGAAACAAAGTAACAAGAGTAGTAAAAGATAATTATGATATTACACTTGGCGATGATTATGCTTATATAAAAGGTACATGTAATCTTACAATAGATTCAAATTGTAATACACACATAAAAGGTAATTGGAATGTACAAGTTGACGGAAACAAAATAGAAAATGTAAAAGGTACTTCTACTGAAACTGTAACAGGAGTTATGACTAAGACAGGATCGGCGACAGGATCAGAAGTAACCGCAGGTAAAATTAAACTTACAAAACATACACACACAGACCCAGCAGGATTAGCAGGAGCAGAAACTTCTACGCCTAATTAATGATTAAATTAAAATTAACTGATAACGCATTAAATCATCTAGAGAACATAGTAAAAGAAAACAATAAAAAATATGTTAGACTAGATATCGTAGGTGGGGGTTGTGCTGGATTTGAATACAAGTGGTCCTTTGAAGATACAATAGGCGAACATGATGAATTAATTGAGAACGTATTATTAATAGATAACATACATGAGTTAGCATTATTTGATATGGAATTAGATTTTAAAAAAGATATATTTGGATCTGAGTTTGTATTTAATAATCCTAATGCAAAATCTTCATGTGGATGTGGAACGTCATTTAGTTTATAAATACATATTGAGGAGAGGTCAATATGTACACATTACTATTCATAGGCGCAATTATCTTAGCTGCATTCTATATCAATCACAAAGTCAATAAGATTGCAGACTCCCTTAACCCTTACAACTTCACAATAGACAAATAATCTATCAGAAATCTTACAAGATATTGTATAAATATATCTGTAGTAGGAGTTTTTGATGGCACATAATAGAAATGCAGTCGGTATAGACGCACAATTAACGAATCAATCAGACAGATCTGTAAGACAATACAGAGACTTAGATCTATTCTTTGGACGAGCAAATAAAGATAGTGACGTAAACAGAGTAGAAGATATACAAGCAGTCAAACGATCTGTAAGAAATCTAGTTCTATTAAATCAATATGAGAAACCTTTCCAACCAGAAATATTTGCTGGTGTAAGAGAAATGTTATTTGAAAATATGAATAGTATTACTGCTGTCGTAATCGCCAGACAAATAGAAAACGTAATCAATAACTTTGAGCCACGTGCAAGATTAAACTCTGTACGTGCATATCCTAATTATGATAGAAATGCTTATGACGTATCAATTAGTTTCTATGTTGTAAACGCACCAACAGAGTTAGTGGATATGGATATAATGTTAGAAAGATTAAGATAAGATGTCAACACCAACAAACAAAAAGAAATTAAAAGTTACAGAATTAGATTTTGACCAAATAAAAGAAAACTTAAAAATATATTTAAAATCGCAAGATGAATTTAAAGACTATGATTTTGACGGATCAGGGTTTAGTGTTTTATTAGATACACTTGCATACAACACACACTATCTAGGTTACAATGCTAACATGTTAGCAAACGAAATGTTTTTAGATAGTGCAGCTTTAAGATCATCAATAGTTTCTCATGCAAAGACAATGGGTTACGAAGTATCATCAGCAAGAGCTGCAAATGCTACTATATCAGTTTCAATTAAAACTTCTGCGGCAACTGTAACAATGCCTGCAGGTACAAAGTTTGCGTCAACACTAAACGGATCAACTTATAACTTTGTTACTATTGCTGACATGACAGGATCTAAGTTTGGTAACTCTGTTAACTTTGATTCAATAAATGTTTATGAAGGTACTTATGTAGAAACAAGATATACTGCTGACAGTTCTGATTTAGAACAAAGATTTTTATTAAGAGATAACAGATCAGATACTTCTACTCTTACTGTTAAAGTAATTAACTCTGCGTCTGATAGTACAACAACAACTTATACAAAAGCAACTGACATAACACAACTAACTTCTTCATCTACAGTTTACTTCTTACAAGAAGTTGAGGCAGGAAAATTTGAAGTTTACTTTGGTGATGGTATAGTATCAAAAGCAATTGAAGATGGTAACATAGTTTCTTTATCTTACGTTGTAACAAACAAGTCAGAAGCGAATGGGGCTGCGTTTTTTAGTCCACCGTCAAGTATTGATGGCAATACAGATATTACAACTTCAACTATCATGAGAGCAACTGGCGGTGCAGAACCAGAAAGTTTATCATCAATTAAATTATCTGCTCCATTAAATTATGCAGCTCAAGGTAGAGCAGTAACAACTTCTGATTATGAAACATATGTAAAAAAATTATTTCCTAACACACAAGCAGTTAACGTGTTTGGTGGAGAAGATGGTTCTTATGACCCATCAACAGGTGTATCATCTACACCAGAGTACGGCAAAGTTTTTATATCAGTTAAATCAACTACTGGTGCAAACTTAACGTCAACTCAAAAAAATCAATTAGTTAATGACTTGTCAAAATATACTGTGGCGTCCATTACTCCTACTGTGGTTGACCCAGAGACAACATTCCTAAGATTAACAACAGCTGCAAAATATGATTCTAGTGCAACAACTAAATCATCTTCAGATATTGTTTCATCAATTACTACTGCATTAACTAATTACAATACAAATAACTTACAAACGTTTACGTCTCAATACAGAGCGTCAGCAGTTTCAAGAACAATTGACGAAGCAGATACTTCAATATTAAATAATACAACGACTGTTAAGTTATCTAAATTTTTTACACCTTCAATAGGTACCACAACATCTTATAATGTTTCTTTTAATAATGCAATACTCCACCCCGAAGATGGTTACTTAGCATCAACAGGTGGAATACTAACATCTTCAGGTTTCAAAGTTGGAACGGATACAACGTCTGAGTTCTTTTTTGACGAAGATGGTGAAGGCAATATAAGAAGATATTCTTTAGTGGGAACAACAAGATCATATGCTGATTTACAAGCAGGAACGATAGATTATACTTCAGGTGTAATAAAAATTAATAACATTAATATTACAGCAATATCAAATGTAGATGACGCTACTTCTACACAAATAAGAATAATTGTTACACCAAGTTCAAATGATATTGTGCCTGTTAGAAACCAAATACTAGAAATAGATTTTACTAATACAAGTGTTACTGCCTCAGCAGATACAGAGTCTTCAAGTGGTAGTGCAACTTCTACTTCTGGTAGTGGAACAACAGCCACAACAACTGTATCAACTTCTGGTGGAACATCAAGTTACTAGAATGAGATATGGCCAAAGATAGTCCAACAATAAAAAATAAACTTAGTCCGCTAATTAAAGGTCAGTTACCTGACTTTGTACAAGCAGATCACGATAAGTTTGCTGAGTTTGTAAAGCAGTTCTATGCTTTTCTAGAGTCAGCAAAGATGACTTATTCATCTACTACAAACTATCTTATACAAGAGCCAGAAACTAAAGCTTACATTCTATCTGAAAATGGTATCTTAGGTTCGGCAGTAGATAGAATAGTCTTAGAAGATTCTTTAGAGTTTTTAAACAACGAGGAAATAGTAGGACAAACTTCAGGTGCGAAGTCAACTGTATTAGTAGAAGATGTTCGTAACACAGCATTATACGTTACTGCAAACCAAAGATTTGAAAAAGGAGAAAACATAAAAGGTTCTACTTCTGGTGCAGAGGCAGAGTTAACTTCTTACAAAGGTAACCCAGTACAAAACATTCAACAACTATTAGAATACGCTGACGTAGATAATACTATCTATGAATACTTTGACCAATTCAGAGAAGCGTTTATGAAAGTAATCCCTAATACTTTAGCAAGTGGGGTATCAAAAAGAAATTTAATTAAATCTATCAAAGACTTATATTCTGCCAAAGGAACAGCAGAAGGTCATAAGTTATTCATGCGTTTATTATTAAATGAAAACGCAAACATTTTTTATCCTAATGAAAATATGTTACGTGTCTCTGATGGTAATTGGAAAAAGAAAATTAAAATAAGATGTACGTCTGATGGTTTAGGTTCTTCTTCTGAAATACTTAATCAAGTTATTACAGGAAAAACTTCTGGTGCAACTGCAACTGTAGATTCAACTTCAACGTTTCAACAAGGAACAGACTCAGTATCAGAATTAGAATTAGAAAACGTATCAGGTACTTTTGAGACAGGAGAACAAATAGAAGCAGTCTCTACTTCTACAGATATTAAAATTACATTTACAATTAAAACAGTTGTAACTGATACTAATCTAACCAACGATGGTATATTACATTCTTTATCAGAGGCCGCAGTTTTAGACTCAGATAAAGGAAACGGAAAAGCAGATGTATTAGTTAACACAATCAAAGAGGGATCTGTAAGTGATATCTTTATTCAGACAGCAGGTAAACAATATGCAGTAGGAGACAAAGTTAAATTTTCAGGTGGATCAGGTATTGAAGCTGCAGAAGGTATTGTATCTGCAATTGGTGGTAAGTTTTTATTAGAGGATGGCACAGGTGGATTACAAAGAGAAGTAGGAACAGTATCATCACTAACACCTTTTAATATTGCGTTAGAAAAAAGAGACGTTGGTGACGGACCTTATTATGTTTATGCAACAGCAGAATACGGACAACTAGGTGCTGGATTAGAAGGTTACTTTTATCCTTTATACTTAACACAAGCTGGAGCAGGTGGTAAAGATAATTCACATCCACATACTTTTGTTGAGTTTCCTAACATAACTTTCTACATGCCATCTGGCGAAATGAATCATGGTAAGTCAG